CGAAAACAAGGGCTTGCAATCTGTGCAGCCGTTGCTATACTAGAGCGCATGAAGGTCATCTGTTACTGCTGTGGTCGTCTCGCCTACTTGGGCGGTCAGTTCGTTTGTGTCAACTGTGAGGGGGAGTAATGCCTAAGCTTCTAACAACATCGAATCCTAAAACTCAAAAGGGCGTCAAGTATGGTTGGCTGTCTGCCATCATGCACCTTGCACCGTCCAAAGCGTCGGGCCTGATCAACGTCTGCAAGCACGCCTCGAAAGAGTGCATCCGCTTCTGCCTGAATGAAGCGGGGCGTGGTGGTATCTTCAGGAAGGGCGAGACCACTAACGCGATCCAGGAAGCCCGCAAGGCTCGCACGGCTCGCTATGTCTCCAACCGTGCGACATTCCTAGCTGACCTATACAAAGAGATCACAGCCCACAAAAAGAAGGCTACCAAGCTTGGGCTTAATGCGTGCGTGCGTCTCAATGGCACAAGCGATATTGACTGGTGCCGGGCTACTGCATACCGTGCGTCACTATTCGATCGTTTCTCGGATGTCCAGTTCTATGATTATACAAAGGATTACGGGCTGATGATGGAATACCTCACAAATGCTACTTTTCCTGATAACTACCACCTCACCTTTTCCCGTTCGGAGATAAACGATGCCAAATGCGATAAAGTCCTTCGCAATGGAGGCAATGTTGCTATTGTGTTTGATAGTGTCCCTGATACTTTTCGTGGTCGTTCCGTTTATAATGGCGATGATTCTGACCTGCGGTTCATGGATCCTATCGGTGTTTACGTTGGGCTTACTGCCAAGGGCAAGCTACGGCGCGAGGATTCCCCGTTCAAGCTCACCGAACGGCAGGTCGAGGTATTAAATCTCGCAAGCTTCGACGAAATGTGCGAAGAAATGGGGTTGGCGTTCTAAACCCTTGTGGTTACTAGGGTTACGGCGTCGGGCGGGGCCTGCCCGCGCCCCCTAAGTCCTTTACTGACAGGCACTTACGTCAACTCACATTTTTCTTGGCCTACTTCTTGCAATTTAAAAGAACACCGGCTATCATATCTGCATCATGGATCTACAAGAACTGCAAGTCGTGGCCCCTGCGGCCTTCTCTGATTCGCCTGCTCCTCACGTCAGCGATCGCTACCAGCACGTCCGCACTGCCGACATCGTCGAGCAGATGATGAGCGACGGATTCACCATCAAGTCGGCAAGCCAGCAGAAGACGCAGAAGCGCACGGCTGGACAGGAGGCTTTCCAGAAGCACCGCATCACTATGCGTATGCCTACGGACAATGGCGACACCCGCAAGCTCGGGTCGATCTTCCCCACGGTTAACATCGTGAACTCGGGCAACTGGTCCTCAACGTTCATCATGGCTGTCGGTCTCTACCGTCTGGTGTGCGAGAACGGCATGATCGCCCCGTTCGGTGCTGCGAATGAGACGATCAAGATCCGGCACGACCGGATCAACGAGGACACGCAAGCTGCTGTGCAGCGTGCGATCGATGCGGCTCCTGGCCTGTTCGGGTTCGCTGAGACTTGCCAGGGCACCAACCTGTCGGACGGCGATGTGCGTCAGTTCGCCCGTGAGGCTGGTCGTCTGCGCTTCGGTATCGACCCCGAGGACAGCGTAGACGAGCGCATCGTCTCGGGTCTGCTCCAGGTTCGTCGTCGTGACGACATGCCCAATGACCTGTGGTCGGTGTTCAACCGTGTGCAGGAGAACGGCACCCGTGGAGGGTTCAAGGTTCCCGATGCAAACAACCGCCTTCGTCGCGTGCGTGAGCGTCGCAACATCGTGGCAGACACGGATTGGAACCAGGGTCTCTGGGCCATCACGCAGGACTGGGCCTCGCGGATGAATTAATCCGCCGTAAGTCTCGCCCCGGCAGTCGCAAACCCTTGTGGTTACTAGGGTTACGGCGTCGGGCGGGGCCTGCCCGCCGCACCTAAGTCCTTTATTCACAAGCACTTACGACGACTAAGAAAAGATGAGAAAAGCCCGAAAACAAAGGCCCAACGCTTGCAATCTGTGCGCGAGGCTTTATAATAGGGACTCACCCGAGAGGTGGCAGGTTGCTATGGCGCGAGTATTCGTTCGGCACCCGCGATATCTCCTCTCGGGGCTCTTTCACAATTCGATATCCTACCGGGGACATACTCCGAGGGGGCTGCAAGGCCTCACAACAAATCTACGGGCGTCCGTCCTAGGGTTCGCCAGACTCGGGTCAAGTCCGGTAGGGTATCACTTTCTTTCACGGGGCTGATTTGGTTTCGATTGCTCGGAAGACCCGCAAGGGACCGCAGCAAGACGTGGGTTCGATTCCCACCGGCTCCACCATTCTTTTACGGACCTCGACAAGTCCAAAACTGTTCACGGCGCTATGCGTCCACCTGAGACCTGGGCATGTCACAAAACTGCCTACTGTTTCTACGTAGATCAGCGTGATGAGCAACACGATAAAACGCTCGCTTTCATTTACTTCTGACCGTGAGACCTGAGCATGTCGATAAAATGCTCGCTTTTTATGCGATTGACCACAAAGCAGATCGAAGCTCTTGACATGCTCCTAGAGTATGTGATACAATCTGAGGAGTCGGATTACTACGAGCGTCTTGAGGATGGTGACTCTGTGGAGGACCATGTCTACGCTCTCGCTCAAACCCTATCAGAAGCTTTTGAGGAGGCTTGACTTTTATGAAATGGACAATCCAGATTCCCGAGGTTCATTACTCGACCCGTGTAGTAGAGGCTGAAGACATGGAAGAAGCCATTGATATGGCTTTAGAAGACCTTGACACTGAGGTCAACCATGAGTATTCTCACACCCTCGACAGGATGCATATCATCGTCATGGATGAGGATTATGGCGTTCACGACCCTTTAAAGTTCACACAATAGGAGGCTTGACTTTTATGAGATATCACATAGAATGGTGTTACCTTGCCAAGAATAACATCTCTGTCCTCTTCGATGAGGTTGAGAAAGATTGGAGCTTGACTTTTCCGCAAGCTATCTCTCTAGCTCGTAGGATGGGCAAGAAAAAATACGGTGAGTATGGGTACGAGGTGACCGTAACAGCATTAGATAAGTGTGGATCCCCATCAGATAGGGGTAAAATCTACTCCCAGGGCAGGCTATTATAGCTTGACTTTTCTACATATGCACCCTTAGCTCAATTGGATAGAGCAACGGCCTTCTAAGCCGTAGGTTTCAGGTTCGATTCCTGAAGGGTGTGCCATTCTATACCTTGACTTTTACTACTTAGGGCTATTTCAACCTTGACTTTTCTACCATGGGGCCTTTTAATTGCAATTTTAATGTGGCTTGGGATTGCAATGATAATCTGGTCCCTAATAAAGGTTTCAAGTGATAATTAGAGCCTTGACTTTTACTACATTGCAGTAATTTTCAAGTAGTTCTTACCTTGACTTTTATGCAATCCGGCATTTAAATAATATTATTAAATAATATATGCCCTCGGATACAGACTGTTATTATTTATGTAATTCAGATCTGATTTTTCATTAAAATTGTTGAAATTCCTTCCGGGCCATACTTAAAACAACAATCTCATCCCATAATTGAAAAGACTTCCCGTTCTTAATTGAATAGGAAGTCTTTTTTCTTGACTTTTACTCATATGTGAGAATTATTCCCATATATGAGAAAGAATAAGAGATTATACCTTTTTTATCGCTTTTTGTTCCTTTGTTGAACCTTTTTGCGAGGGTTAGGCATGCGTTTCTTACCTCTGATTGAAGGTCTACGACCTCTCTTATTTCTCTCTTTCTTGAGTTCGGCTACTTGCTTCTTAAGCATTTGAACCTCTCTCTTAAGCTCTCCGAAAGCCTTTCTCCATTCCTTTACGACTTCGTATCGAGCACCTCTTTCCTTAGTAGGTTGAGGTCTTTGTGCTTGTGCAGGAGCAGCAAGTACAAGTGCGGTGAGTAAACCTATGATGATATGTTTCATATTACTATCTACGTATTGTTTTTCATTTATACACTGCTACTCACAGTAATAAACTTCATTCTGTCTCTTTATTCCTACTGGGAATTCCATCTTCTCATCTGTGAAGCTACTCTCTTTGAACACTATAAAATCTGTAGGTTGGATAGTTAGTCTATCGTTATCGAGCTTTACAAATGTGAATTCTTTTGCTTGTTCTGGGTAATGGCTAAATGCATCTCCTACGGGTGCTACAGAGAATAGATATCTTCCCTCTAACTCTTTGTTGTTAGTCTTTGCTTTGCACTTTAATTCATCCAGATAATTGTATGTGTGGGCATGGAATTGTTGTCCATAACAATCCCATCTCTGTGCATCTCTTTCTGTCCACTGCTTCTCTTTAGGCACCTCTGCGAATGAGATTGCATGTGGTGGTAGGTTCCTGTATATGGCTCCACACTCCAACATTACAGTGCATCCCCATGATCTTGCTGGCATGCTTACAAGTCCAAACCATACCACCGGAATAAATCCGTGGGGCTTCTTGTGTGTGAAATTTGTATCAATCCAAACGTATTGATGTCGGGGGAGTTGTCCTGTTACTGTTGAGATGTCCATAGTTCAGCCTTCAAAGTTTCTTGCTCAATAACCATATCAGTTAATGGTTCTGCATGCATATGCTCAATAGCATGTCTAGCCTGAAACTTATTTAGAGCATCCTGTTCGGAGTTCGCTTCTATGAAATCCTGCATGTCAACAGTTTCTGTCCATGTAATTTTGTACTTTTTAAGATCTGCCATAGTCATCCTCTATTCTTTGAATGTCATCCTCTTCACAAGTGCCCTGCTGAAGCTCAAGAACTAAAATGTTTTTGTTCAAAGCCTCTAGCCTGTGCTCTTTACCCTCTTCAATTCTAATCGTACCTCCCGGTTCAATGTCATACCATATTTGATTGGGACCTATGCTGACGCGAGAAGTCCCTTCAATGACCGTCCAAACCTCACTACGTTTCTCATGTTTTTGAAGTGATATCTTGTGACCCTTTTTTACCGATAAAAGTTTTACTTTATAGTATTTGCCTTCTTGTAAGACTTCATACCATCCCCAAGGCTTCTTTACTCTTTTCATTGTTGTGCGTTCCTCATTCTGTTTAAGACATCACTCATCTCTTCTTTCAAGGTAATTACAGAACCATCCGTAAGCTTGATTGAAGTCCACTTTGCGTTCTTCTTAGTCCTCTTTGAGTCAGGGATCTTAGGATCCCAAGCAGCTTGCATCCTCAGGATCTGACGCATATTCAGAACTTCCTCAATGTCTCTACTCTTCTCTTCAGTGTAGAAGAATTCATTTGGTGGGCGAGATGGAGGTGCCTTTACTATGCTCCACGTTGTAGCGGTAATGAAAGCACCGTATACCGCAGTCATTAAACTAGTCGTCCTCATTTAACAAGTCCTCTAACTTCTTTTTTCTCTCTTCTCTTCTCTTGTCTTCAAATGCAAGATTCTTTTCTTGCAGTTCGCGTGCATTCTTGATGTGGAACGGCTCAACATCAGACGCATCTATTTCGTCTTCTTTTACTCCAAAGATGCGAGACCAGTTGTCATTAAAAGCATTAGATTCCGGTCTACGTTTATCGCCCTTACCCGCCATGATCTTCTCCTCCTGGGAATATGTTTGAAGGATTATTCTCGCTCCCTAGCCCAGCCCTCAAAGTTTCTAAGTTGGTGGCAATCTGTGCTAGTGTAGTCGAGTCTCCTCTTGCGTTACATACCGCAATAAGGGCATTGATAGTCTGTCTAAAGAACTCTTCGATCTGTCCGCTTTCAAATGTATGCCCACTCATTACACGCTCCTCACTGTGTATCTAATCTTTTCGGAGTTGCTGAACTTCCTACGCTTGATGGAGAAAATACGCCCAGGCATTTCCTTTTGAAGCTTCTCAACAAGCTTCTTAGCCTTTGCCTGATCCTTGAACGTTTTGTGATTTCTGTATCTAGTCTTCATTTCGGTATTATAGTGTCTTGTGTATTGTTTTTTAATAGTTAGTTTCTAACTTCAGCCATAAATAATTATAACCAACCCTGTTTATATATTAAAATGAGTGACACCGACTTTGATGCAGAAAAGACTTTAATAACTAAGTCCGCTTTTAACCCTGGTTCCGCAGGTCAAGTGGATAGTGCCGAAAACTTTGTACCCGCAAGTGGTAGCCTGGGCTCAAGTGGCCTAAGTTCGTTTGACGGACCTTGGTTCATAGAGAGACAAACCTTGGACATTCACTACTCCAGAGTCCCCAGAGAGTGGGCTGCAAGTGCTAATGTAAACTTAAGCAGCACCAGCACTGATCACGGTGGAGTCGCAGAAACGTTATTGCTTTTCTACTGTGTTGCATCTTATCAGGCAGATATTGTAAACCAGACTTTTAACAGTAGCTCTGTTCAGCAGCCTCAACAGTTTACAATAAACGCAGCGTCAGGCGATATTAATGGCATTACTTATGGTGCCATCACCTCAGCCACATTGGGTCCGATGGGAAGTATAATCACCTCGCAACCATACATCAGAAGAGTTCCTTATGTTAGTGGCAGCACACAAGTTTCTGCAAATGAATATGTTGTAGCATCCAACTTCGGAGCACTGAGAGATTACGTTGTGGCTAACAATACCATTTTAGTGAATGCTGAAGCTGTCGATGCCCAACCATACTTATATGACATGCTTTTCCATAAGGACTTTGGATGCGCTCCAGGCACAGGCAGATACGGGCATACTTACAACTTCGGATATAACGGCAAACCCAGATCTGAGATTATTAGAGCATACGCTATCCCAGGGGCTTACTCAACCGACAAAGAGTCTGCTGCACAAATCGCGGCATTCATAGACAACGTGGCCGCTAAGCTCACAACTGAAACCTTATTTGCTTGGCCCATAGTGAATCTGGAAGATAGCCCTCAGAGCGCCGTGTTGAATCCTGCTAAAGACACAGGGCTTCCAGGATATGACGTTAACAGACACGCATAAAATAACGTTACAAAAGATGTAAAGGCCTCCTTCATGGAGGCCTTTTTTATTGGTGGCAGTAGAAGGATTCGCGCCTTCATCTCCTCTCTGGTCTAAGGTAGTTAGGCCATTGGACGGTCAATACGAGAGGCGTAATAACTGTTATACGATACTGCCATGGAGTAGATATATATGCTATGACCGTCAAACAAAAAGATAGGCTTCATCCCTTAGAACTCCGCACCGGAATCAAAACATTTGAGATCAAGCAACAATCCTTATTAAAGGAGAACTTGCACGGATGCGTGGAACTGCACAAGGGTGTCATTACCGTAGATCCCAACCAAAGTATTGAGGATTACAAGGGTACTCTGCTGCATGAGATCTGCCATGTCGGACTGGATATATATGGCCTGGGTGAGGACGATCAGATCCCTCAGATGACCAACGAATATCTTACCTCCGTCACATCAAACATGATACAGCAGCTTGCAGGTTTGAATCCTGAATTGTTTAGTTATATATTAGGTGGTGCCCATCACAGGACTTGAACCTGTAACCTACGGTTTACAAAACCGTTGCTCTACCAATTGAGCTAGACGGGCAAATGGCTCCTCAAGTAGGACTCGAACCTACGACCCGATGATTAACAGTCATCTGCTCTACCAACTGAGCTATTGAGGAATGGTACCTTCGCAAGGACTTGAACCTTGGACCAATCGGTTAAAAGCCGAATGCTCTACCAACTGAGCTACGAAGGCGTAAAATAAGCAGTTTTAATACATGCTTAGGTATCCTGTGATTGACGATCAAAACAATGAAGTGACCCAGAAGAGAACCT